GTAAGAAAACTGTCACCTTCGTCCTCCCATCGTGCAGCAATGTACGATACATCACGCGCGACGTCAATTGAGCAGAGCTGCGCTACAGAGCGCAGCATTGTTTGGTGGAGATTCAGTAGGCTTTTCATCATGCCCCTTTCGAGGGTCGTGATTCCTGCTTCGCTGAAGCTCCTGATCCGAATGGGGCTCCGGGTTTACTTCCTCGCGGAATAAACCGCAAAAGCCCCAATGCTGATGCTGATCAAGATCGCGGTACCGAGCGTACCGAAGACGACAACAATTGTCTCCAAGTTAACGCTCACCACCAATGATCTTGTCTGCATTTGCACCAGAGGTAGCAGTCCAGAAGTCACACGCATCCATCACGAGCTGCTTAAGCTCAGTGGCAGTGAACCCAAACGTGGGTTCATTGATGCTAATCGTAACCGAGGCCGTAACCGACTGGTTGACCGCAGAGATGGGGTCAGCAGCGATTTTGGTTCTCGAGTTCGTTGTGTACTGGCGCTTCCGGTTGCGAGTACTCGAGCCTCCGACACGGACCACAGAGGTCCCGTCGGCGACGGAGTAGACGTTGCTTTCCGAACCAATCCCTACTCGGGGGTGGTTCGTGGCAACAGTCGCAACCTTGAATGAAATCGGATCAGCGAGCATGGAAGCTCTCCTTTGTGTGAATTGTACTACTTGGGTGGAAGAAAGTTCGGACTAAGTGCCGAACCACAACTTTCACTTGAGCCTCGTGAGCCCAAGTGCGCCGAGGATGGACAATTGACCCTGGTTAAGGGCTTCAGTGCCACCCACACGAAAACCATACGGGTTTGCACGCAAACGACGCTTAGTGACTGTCTCAGAAACCCAACTCGCTGACATCGGTAAACCGATCCAGTGAGGTGAGTTATAGGGACCAGGCACGCGGTCGTTGTTGGTTAAATCGACAGAGAAGAGATCTCGAATGATCGTCTTCTCCATCGCATAACCATAGTGCATGATAAGCAGGTCGTTCGCAGCTAACTCGTTAGCTTTGATGGTATCTCCAATCCGGAGATGCCAGTCGACCAGCCAGGACCACGGCGCAAGCTCCCACAAGGTCTGAGGTGTGATTCCAGGTTTCACGAGTGCAGAGAGCCGATCAAAGTAGTTACTTGGATCGAACCCGAGCCTCATGAAAGATGTAAATTCACCTTCAAACCAGCGGGTGCGCTCAGTCGAGCGGAGAAAATACCAGGACCCATCAGGTCCGATATGAGCTCCGATCGGAAGAGCCGGGAGACCGTAGTTTCCCGTGCCACGCAAACCAGGCATTCCCACTTTTCCGATGACGCTAGTATTAGCTCTTCGGAATTCTTGAGAATTCAGGTTTGGTGGTGTGCCGTACCTTCTGTGCACTCGTTTCCCCATGTGGGAAAGGAGTGAGGTAGCGCCCGAAAGCGCCTGTCCCATCTTGATGAGGTCATTGAGGAACGGCTTCCAGCCGAATTCAATGTTCAGATAGTCTGATCCAAGTCCCTTGTATACCTTAGCGCCGCTTTTCAGGACGCTTGGTACCAAGTGGGGGAGCCCCTCACGGAGTTCTCCCAG